AATTTATTAATAAAGTATTGCTGGCCTTTCCCAGTAACTTTACTTGTTTTTGTAATTGTCACATGACCATCTGGATGCTGGATATTCGTTTCCTTAATCTCAAATAACCCCATTTCCATACTGCGTTGTGTCGGCATGTTCCAGTCTGATCCTTTGCGTTTGATTAGATAACCATTCTCACGTAGCCATGCAAACAAACGATTAGCTCCGATTTTATATCCATTTTGGCTGATTAATTTCGCTAATTCTCCAACCAAAATAGAAGAGTGGCTTGCGCTTACTGCATCCGCGAATAAAACTTTAGGTTTATCTGTCTCGATCTGTGTTTCTAGTTTTTGAATTTTCTTATCAGCTAGAAGCAATGCACGCGCCATAATTTTTTCTGGGCTATTGAAATCCTTCTCGATTTGAATGAAATACTGCCGTACCTCTTTACCTCGATCGGTTCGTTGGATCATTGCAATTTCTTTTGCCATATCAAGTTTGATAGCGTGGTCTACTTTGTTGTGACCGCCCCGTCCTGTTTGGTTTCCAAAATTGGAAAGCAAAACATAATCTTGATTTTCTACAAAACCATATTCAGTCATTCTGTCAAACCATGTTGTATAGTTTGAATTAACTCCTAAAGCTTCATGTAATTGTCTGCCTGAAACTATAGGATCGTGTTCATCATCTAATGTAACTTTAATAATTTCGTTCATTAACTTGCTCCATTTCTAATTGTCAAGATGGTAATTTCAGAAATTCCGAAACGTCATCCAAAAAAATATCATCGACAGAAACACTTAGAGCATTCGCTAACTTATCAATTTTGTCGTAGCTTGCTTTTCGGAGTTTTTCTACATCATTCTCGTAACTCATGATAGTCCGAGATGTAATGCCTGTCGCTTTTGCCAACTCTTCTTGCGTCATTCCTCGGAATCGACGCAACGTTTTTAGTGTGTTTGCCATTTACAGCTCCTTTCTTGATCTTGATTCCATTATACACTTCGGTTTTTCTGAAGTCAAGTCTTTTATTTCATTTTTTTCGAAATTTTTTTCTCTTTTTATTTGTGTGCGTTCGGAAAAAGTGATATTATATAGTAAAGAAAATACGAAGGGGATTTCACGTCATGGAACAAAAACAAAACTATTTTGCTTCCAATCTTAAACTTTTGCGTCAAAAATATAAAATGGAACAGATTGACCTAGCTAACAGATTAGGCAGAAAAAGTTCTTCTTCCGTTAGTGAATGGGAAAAAGGGAAATATACTCCAAAAGCTGGTGTATTAAACGATATCGCCAAAATCTTTAATATTTCATTGTCTGAACTAATGACAAAAGATTTATCTAAACCGTCAGAAGATGAAACTGAAACTCCTCAATTTAGAGCAATTCAGCGCAAGGCCAAATCTTTAAGCGTTGAAGATCAAGAAAGATTAATCCAGTTAATGCAACTGACATTTCAAGATGTGTTGGGTGGAGGTGACGAAGACGATCACAATTTCTAACAACATAGATTACAAAGAAATTAAAGAATCAGCCTATGATTTTTTAGACAAATATAGCAATGGCTGTTTGCCAATTAATCTTTTAGATATTATAAACAAAATTGACAATCTCCATTTGATAAAATACACAAGGTTCGCTCGTGATAGGAAACTTAAATTAAAAGAGGTTTGTGAACTTTTGCAAAGCGAAGACGGTGCTTTGTGGTATCAGACGGCAACGGATACTTATATACTACTTTACAACGATACAATAACAAACAAAGAAAGAATTAGATTTACTATTGCTCATGAGTTGGGACATTATGTACTAAAACACAATGAGAAGACAGAAAAAACCATATTATCTCGATACAATCTAACAGAGGACGAGTATAACACTTTTGAAAAAGAAGCGAATTTTTTCGCAAAGCATTTGCTCGTCCCGTTTCCTGTGTTGGGAAACTATAGTCTATTTTTTCATCAGATGGATGCTCGTTTTATTCGTATTGTATTTCAAGTTTCATACTCTGTAGCAAATTATGTCATTGGCAATTTAAAATCGATGAGTAGTTTCGGCCTTGTTAAGGATGGGCATGACGTTGAGAACCGTTTTGTAAAATATATCGATACTTCTCAGTCAACAAGGATTTGCCAAACTTGTTACAGCAAAATCAATAGAAATTCTAATTATTGTCACATATGTTCTACGGAACAGCGTAAAGGATCTAGCACATTAGATGCTTACTTAGATAATAGAGAAAGAGAAGAGGAACGTATGCGCTATTATAAATATCCCTTGGACGAAGACGGCTTTCCAAATTCCTGTCCTCGATGTGGAAATGAGGAATTGAACGGTTGCGTATTTTGTAATGTCTGTGGTGTTTATGTAAGGAATATCTGTTTGGGAGATTGCGGAGATAATTATGACGTTTGGGGACATTCGGTCCCTATACAAGGGCAATTAGCAAATGGTTGTGGAAAATCGTTGGCAGGAAATTCTCGATATTGTCCCGATTGTGGCGGTAAGTCATCTTATTTCTTCCAAGGTTTGTTGAAAAATTGGGACATTGAAAAAAAGGAAAGCGAAGGGCTTCCGTTTTGACAGTCTATTTACACTTATATATCACTAATTAGTTAGGAGCTTATTATGGACTTAGAAAATGCAAGACTAAAATTAAAATGCGAACACTGCAAGAATGATATTATCTTAACATTTCACACCCAGCGATGTCCTAAATGTGGGTTTAGATATGATCCAGACGAAGTGAAACAAATCTTTTACGACTATGAAAGCCAAGTAGAAAACAGTAAAGCTACACAAGTTGGCAATGCTCTTGACGGTTGTGGTACTGCTCTGCAAGGATGTGGTCAGGCTATCAGTAATCTAGGCTGTTTAATTATCATTATTTTATTATTAATCCCACTACTACATTTTATTTTTAGTTTAATGTAGGTGAATTGTCATGATTAAGAAATATTTAACCAAAGATGGAGAGACACGCTATATGCTCCAAGCGTATCTGGGTGTTGATCCGTTTACTGGCAAGCAAAGGCGCACGACCCGTAGAGGGTTTAAAACGCAGAAAGAGGCTAAGAAAGCAGAAAGGGAACTACTGCTATCTATCGAAGAAAATGGATTTACAGATCACTCTAGCAAGCCCACGTTTGAAGAGGTGGCCAATCTCTGGTTAGAAAGCTATGAAACAACTGTGAAGCCTACGACATACCAGAATACACGGAAATATTTAAATATCCTTATTAAAGATTATTTCAGTGATATCAGAATAGAGAGTATATCTGTTTCGATGATGCAACAAATTGTACTTAAATTAAGTAAAAGATATACTGCTTATTCTCTCTATCTATCCGTTGTCAATCGTGTGTTTAAGTTTGCGATGTCGCTAGGAATCGTGCAAGCCAATCCTGTTGATAGGATTATACGACCGAAACAGCAACCGCCAAAAAGCGAAAAGATAGCTCTCACTAAAGAGGAATTAAACCAATTCCTCACACTAGCCAAAGAACACGCAAGACCTGTACTGTATGCAGCATGGCATACACTAGCATATACTGGTCTGCGAAAGGGTGAGCTACTAGGACTTGAGTGGTCTGATATAGACCTTGATAACAAAGTGATATCTGTACAGCATAATCTTGTGATGGTTAATGGTAAGTACAGAATACAATCACCAAAAACAAGAAAGAGCATACGCAAGATCACGATAGACGACATTACCGCTTCCGTACTCAAGTCGTGGAAGCTGGAACAGAAGAAATTATTTTTTAAAAATGGTGTAAAGAATAGCAATATCGTATTTTCTGGTTCGTCTGGAGAATATCTGGATAAGTCACATTTTAGAGTTAGTCTCAAGAAATTTTTGAAACGATACGACTTACCAGCTATCACGGTGCATGGCCTAAGGCATACACACGCAAGTTTGCTCTTTGAAGCTGGTGTAGAACCTAAGACGATATCGGACAGATTGGGCCACGCAAACATACAAACAACTCTCGATATGTACACACACTTAAACGATAACCAGCGGTCAGATGTTGCGGATCGCTTATTAAAATTCCTAGAAGCGTAGTCAAAAACGTAGTCAGTACACGAAAACCCTTGATACACAAGGGCTTTTTGTTTTATAGCATAATTTAAAAATAGTTTCTATTAGATATCCATTAGATGCTGTTAGTTGATTTTACTATATTTTAGGTATGGTCACATAACAGTGAAATGGATAAAAACGTAGTCAATAACGTAGTCATTCGATTGCTGTTAGAACAGAAAAAAACCACTCGGTATGAGTGGTTTTAAAATATAGGATACCTATCTTAAATTTCGTCTGCGACTACACTAGTCATAATCTGTCCATGCTTGGATTTTTCAGAACATTCGTCAAGCATCTTTATTATTTTTCTTCTCTAATTCTTCCGCAAAATTCGTCAATTTGATAGCATTTTCTAAACTCATTTTTTTGATAGGGGTTTTACCTGTTACCCATCTGCTAATTGTTGTATCGCCTATCCCAGTAGCTTTTGAAATCTTATAGGCAGTTACAGTTTTTAATAATTTTTGGATTTTGCTCAAATCTGCTTTATTCATTATTTTTTATCTCCTGAATACCAAGCGATAGCGATCGCAATGATTGCTGCAACTAGAATAATTTTCATCTTGATTTTTTTCCCGCTTTCTTATACAATGAAAGGTAAGGAGAGCTTTCGCTCTCTTACCCTTTAGCGATTATCTCTTCCGCCGTCTGCGAAACTTGGGAGCGATTTTCGCTTTTTTATTTTGCTCTTTTAGTACTTGGTACCAAGAGCGACTTTCCTTTGAAATTGCTACTGCAATTCCAATCCCGACTGTGACCCTTGCCAGCCACTCGTCTAGGTTGTCCATTTGTATCACCTCCTTACATTATTAATTATACCGCATTTCAATGCATTAGTCAACCCTTTTTTATAACTTTTTTAAATTTTTTACAGCAAAAAAGCCCTCCCGAAGTGGGAGGGTTAAACTATATTATAAATTTTCTGGCCAAGGGTCGTCTGTGGTGTACGTCATGTTAGTAAATCTGATATCTGTGATATCTTGATCGGTTGGTACTGGATCATCGAACTGTAAGCGAACATGATTCTTATCAGTACTTCCGCCCACATACCACGTGCCGTAACGCTTTCCCTTGTCATTCATCATGATTCCGATCTTTGAGCCAGTTGGACGAAAGCCTAATGGGAGCCCACCGATTGGTAAAATTGTGACATTCCTCTCTTTATCTGAACTTTGAGGATAATATCCTTCAGATCCTCTACGTTTGATTCCAAACCAACCCCACTTCAGACCACCAAAAGTTATCTCAACGGTAGAGTTAATTCGTCTAAGCTCAATATATGCGTTATCCAAATTTGATTGGATCGTATTAGGTCGTACTGAGCCTGTATCGCCAGCTAAAATAGCCCATGTCTTCCAACCTGTTCCAGCTTGCTTCTTGATCCACTTGTAAGCGCCGTTCTTAGCTGTGGTATCGACATAAGTTGTACCGATATCAGCCTTTAAATCGTATGGGAAGCCTTCGCCTTTTAGGTCAGTGTCGTTTGCTTCAACGTTGCGCTTTAATTCCTCAAGATCGTTTTTGGTTGCAAGCCGGCTCGTTTGGTTTTGGAGACCAGCGAAAGTTGGAAACAAACTATATGCTTTGTTTAATGACAAAAAGTTTTTTTGACTGTTGTTAAGATTATAAATATCTTTCCCGATTAGTTTGATAGTTTCTTTTAATTTATCCATGTGTCACCCCTTAGAGGCTATTTTTTGGCCGAGGTATAAATCTGTACAAAGTCAGTGTTTTCAAGGTCAGTGAATTTCTGACCAAGCTCGGTCATTTTAGACACGATCGCGCTATCTGGATTTTCACCCGCTTTAATCTTCTCAGCGATTTCTTTGAGCGTGTCAAGCTCTTCTGGTACACCTTCACCTAAAATTGCCGTCTTGACACCTTGGATAGCTGTGTCCAGTTGTTGTTGAGTGATCCCACCTTGTCCGACTTCGGACTTATCAGCCTTGTTTGCAAGTGTGGTCTTGATTTCTTTTACATCAGCACCGACGGCCTGTGCGAATTGTGTTAATTTTTCTGTGTTTAAAGTCATGTTCTATCCTTTCAAATTTTAGCTAGGTTATATAGTACAGTTAAGTCTGGCAGTTCCTCGTCTTGCTCACGTTTCCGAAGTTCCTCTAAGCTGTCAGAAGTATATTCTTCCGTTGATTGTGTCACCTTGATAACAGTAGACTTATCAGATGGGAATACATAGTTACCGCAAGTTATTTCCACTTGATAAATACCAATTGGTAAGACCTTACTAATATTAAATTTAACCTTGTGGTCTGTGACCGTGCTGGTTAAGCTAGTCTTACCATGTCGGTTGGCAAGCGTGATCGTGGCTTCCTGTCCCTCGATTTCTGAGACTGGACTATAATTTTCATCTAGCAATTCGTAGCCAAAAAGGGAAGCTGTGTCGCCTTGCTTGACGACATCGCCCCCCTCGAATTGTTTTAAGTTCGTTGAATTAATACGCATGGTTCACCACCTCAGCTATAATAATTCACCAGATCGTCCTTATCCCAGCATGACAACCATACTGGGCCGAATTGCCCAAACTCAAACAAGCGCCAGTAGTAACCGCCATAGTAACCGCCCTTGCCTGTGTCTGTGATATGGGCTTCATCAAGTTCAAAACTAAAGTACATACCGGCTTTAAAGTCTTTGTCCGCACCATCTGGCAAGTTGTTTCCGTCTTTGTCAACCCAGTTTACCAAAGAAACAGGAATACCGTTCTCGGTCCAATCAAACCCGACTGGTGCGAGATAGTCGCACTTGATTTGATAGATACCGTTAACGTATTTGACCTCGTTTGCTTGGTAAAAGGCCTTGTCTTTTGGCTGTACTGCCGTGTTTGCTTGGTTGTTGGTCTGTGGTGCTGTGTCGGCATACCGCCAAACCTCAATATAATTAGGCTTGTTCCAGCCGTAATAGTCGTTCCAAGGATAAGTATTAATAGCTTGTCCAGTTGCGCCTTGCGTTGAATAATCGCAAGAGATAAAGTATGTATCGTCGATCATAACTCCGACGTGGCCACCAGCACCGCCTGAGCTTGACATATCAGCGCCCCAACTCATCAAGACGATATCGCCCGTTTGAGCGTCCCAGCTTTGATTAATGCTTACGCGGTAG